TCCACCTTGTCCCTTGTCATCATCTCCGCCTGCTTCACTTCGGTGTACTCCATAGGCTTGTCTGTATAGAGGACATCGATGACATAGCATTCCCCGTTCTGATACTCCCTGTAGTCAATGGAGCAGTGGAAGTCGCTGCCTGTGTCTGCCGTGTCCGTGTAGTTCTTTATCTGGTATCTTCCGATAGGGAACACCTCGTAGGTCTTGAACCTCTCATACATCAGACCCTCCAGCGGTTTAGCGTTCTGCTGATATTGGGTTTCAAAAACAAAGGAGTCAGTCTCCTGCAGCTTATGCAGTTCTTCCACCGTATGCTTATGTGGCCACAGGGCTGTCTCGTTGCCATCTTCATCGAATATCAGGCAGGGCATTGAGAGGACTGTCCATTCTCCCGGCTCGACCTCCTGAACATAACCGCACAGGTCATGCTCGTGTGTCCTCTGTCCTATTATGATTATCGGAGTCCTCCTTGAGTTCACACGGCTACGGATGGTAGTCTCGAACCTCCTGTTGACTTTTTCCCTTTCGTTGTCAGAGAGGGCATCTTCCGGCTTGATGGGGTCATCTATGATAACAGCGCCTGTGAAGTTCCCTGGATTGTACCAAGCCGTAAATTCATCCAAATCCCTTTCTTCCTCATCTGCACTGTCTGTCCTTCCTGCACCAAATCCAGTTACCTGTCCGAGCGTAGAGACGGCATAGAGACCTCCTCCTTCTGTGGTGTTCCATTTCTGCTTCTTGTCGGACTTCTTCGATATCTCTACATATGGGAACATATATCTATAATATCCTGACCTCATAATGTCCTTTATGTCCTCCGAATTATCCTCTACAAGTGATGAGGAATAGGACAGGAGGATAAACCTCGAACGGGAGCATATGGCAAAGCACCAAGAGATGAACATCTTCACGACAAGCTCCGTCTTGCCATACCTCGGGGCAATGTTGATGATTAGTTTCCGTATGTCCCCTGACACGACCTTCTCCAGCACTTGAATTATCCTGTCGTGATGGGCGCCGAAGATGTATTTCTGCATATACGCAGCTGGATATATCTTGTCAATATACGAACGGAAAGACCCCAGCATCAGCTGGCGCCTTGCCCTAAGAAGGTAGCTGTTATATGACTCACTGTTTTCTCTCACTGGTCATCTTCTCCAATATCTCGAGCTCTTCCTTCGTCAACGGCTCAAGCTCAATCTTGTTGTTCACTTCCGCAGAAATATCCTGAACATCCCTCCATCGTTTAGGGTTCCTGTTCTTCAGCCAAAAAATCTGCGCAGTCGTATCTCCGGCAATGTGTTTCTTTATTTTTCTGACCACCGACCTCTGGGCGGATCCGTCCGGCTCAACCTTTACTTCAGTAACAATCTCCTCGTAGTCGTAGCCTATCGCTCGTCTGTAGAGCGCACTCTCCACATTGAGGTCTGCTTCTTCCTTGCTCTCTTTCAGAAGGTCGTTCACTTCAGGGTGTTCCTTCAGTATTCTCTTGTAGGTAGTGAGGCTTATCCCGAGCCTCCTGCAAATACCCCTGTTGTCAGCACCGTTCCTGCAGTCCGACTTGATTATCTCCTCCTTTCCCTTGATGTACTTGTCATACAGGGATGTCTGGTCCTTCGGTCTGCCTTTCCCGGCCATATCACACCTCCTTTTCTCCAGTATCCTTCAGGTGTTCACTGCATATGTCAATCATCCTTGCAAAGGCAACCGTGTTGCTCTTGATGTTGTATTTCTTCTTCACTTCGGTAGCCACCTTGATGAAAGCCTCGTAAGACCCAATGACGATAGAGCAGTTCTCGTCTATGTCCTGCTTCTCCAGTTCGGCGAGGACAGACTTGACATTGTTGCTTCTGCTCTCTGTAAACAGAAATTTCAGTTCCGTCAGTTCTATGTCTCCGTCATTGATTGATACAGTGTTGATTTTGTCCACATCAATGAACTTTATCCCGTTGAGACCGGAGAACTCCTTCGCCTCGATGCTGTGCATCTCCTGGTAGATCTCCTTCAGCATCTGCAGGTCATCCTTTCCGACAAGTGCATTATGGGAAAGGGTATACGCTATCTGTCTGTCTTTGTCCACCTCATCGATGTAGAGGATGAGGATGTATTCAAGTCCTGCCTTTATAGCAGCCTTGAGTCTGTGGTTCCCTGACAGAATGAGATATTTGCCGTCATCCCGCTTCATGGCGAACGGGAGCTGACTGAGGAAGCCGTCTTCCGCGACATTGGCGGTAAGCCTGTCAAGTGTCTGCTTCTCCATATAGTGTGCATTCTTTTCCAGAGGGACACAGTCCTCTATTGTCCTGACATATGCCAACTGGTACGGCTTTATCAGGGCGTTCACATCATCCAGCTTCTTCTGGATGAGATTTAAGTCTTTTACTTCTTGTATTTTTTCAGCCATAGTAAATATATTTCATCCAATGAATTATCCTCAAATCGGGCCTGATACATAAGTTTACCGGGGTCTCTACGCTCGAGTTCGAACACGCCTCTGTACTTCATACTTACTGCATTGGTCGTATAGACTGTCGTCCGAACTCCATCATAGTAGTTATACATCTTCCGTGATATTAGCCTCCTGACATCGTGGGACTTCACGAGCATAATGAGCAGCTTGCTGAGTCTTCCTGTCTCCGAATTGACCACGAAGTCGCTCTGCATAAATATCTGCGACAGGGATGAAAGCTGCTTGCTGAATGAGGCGAAGCCAAAAGCATACCCGTCTGCCATAAACACAATTCCCAGGTCTCCTCCTGTGCTGTAGTTAACCTTGTTGGCCATATAAAAAGCCTTGTAGTAGTTCACATCGCTGACATCACAGAGAGATACAGAGATGTGGGTGTCCGGAGAAAAAAGATAATCCGGAGGAAGTATGCGTATATGGGACGGTTTTGTAACCTTATCTCTCTCGATATAGTATTTGCTGTCCAGCCTTATGCTCGAATAGATATAGACAGGATGCTTCCCGGCTCCGAGCCTTATCTTACCGGCAAGGTATTCCTCAAGCTCCGGCCACTGCCTGTCTGAATAGATGATGTTGTCATCAGTCTCAAGCAGATCCTTGAATATGTTTCCTCCGTCCTTCGGGTCAAAGACATTGTATGCCGGGTGCTCATACTGGAAACTCTCCTCTACATAACTGAAAATCTTCTCGTATCCACCCTTGTAGGTAGGGGGAAAGCTAATCCCGACGCCCTTGCCCCTCTTCTTTTTTAGGAAGTCCAAAAAATCGCCGTAGTAAAAACTATCTATGGAGAAATTGAGCGCACCTTTCTCCAGCTTCTTGACCGTGTTGCTGTAGTAAGTTCCTGACTGTTCGATGAATGCGTTAAACATTTCCTCCTGATAGTCATTTTTCCTCAAGTGGAACTGTGCGACTTTCAGGGCAAACATTACCTGCACCAGTTTCTTGTATCTGGAGTCCTTCCAGGTGTCAAACACATTGTTCAGTTCCCTGTTTATGCACTTGACTTCCGTATCAGTGCCAAGGAGAAGGTCGGCAATTAGCCTTGAATACAGGCTGACATCGTTTGAATGCACCCTGTATCCCATGGCCGACATTATCTTGTCTGTCGTGAAATTGCCGGAACATCCTATGTAGACATCCCGGCATCCTGCGTTGGTCATCAGATCCTGCAGGAGCAACTTTACCTCCGGTGGAGTAGTTCCTGTAAACATATCAATCAAAATAAGGTTGGCTCCTGATATGCCGGGGCTTCCTTCTTCCTTTCGTCCAGTCCGAACTCCTGGATAACGAGTCCCGTTTCCTTGAGCATCCAGTCCGCCAACAGGTGTCTATGGCAGAAATCTCCAGGCTTCTCATAACAGAGAAGCGCACAGTCCTTCCCTCCTGTCATAATATGCAGGTCTCTGACAATCTTTCCAGGGTTCAAGTTCGACAGTATCCTTCTCTGGTACATCAGCGTGTACTGTTCATTCGTTATGTCGTTCCTGAGCATTTCCGGGAGCGGAGCGACAGTCTTGTAGCTAATTCCCTCGAACCACTTTGGGTCCCACCTCGCTATGCTGACCGGAACTATTCCTGCGCTTGACAACTTCCTCAAGTTGCCGAAGTATGATGTGTAAATCTCCATGACATTGAATTTATTGCAAAAATACCAATTTATGAGTATATTATACGCACTTTATGATGATAACTATAACTTCCGCCGTCAAAACCTGTATTCAATCAATATTTGCAACTGCATCTATCTCATCCGCGAGAGCCGAGAGCCTCTTGGCAATATCCCTGAACGACTTGGAAATCCTGACAGCCTCGGTCTGCGTGAACCCTTTCTTTTCTCCGCCGACAGGACATCCGTTCAGTCTCTGGGAGAACCAGCTCTGCGACTTCTCCATATATTGCCTTGCAAACTCTGTCTTGTTGATGATGCCGTCCAGCTCGACGAACGCATTGTAGATTGCACCGCCACGGTATGAGATGACCTCGTTTCTGTTCTCCTCATGCCCCTGAGGATTGAAAATCTTTCTTTTTCCCTGATACATAATTTTTGTAATTTTGCCCCCGGATTAAATGCCGGGGGACTTAGTTGAACATTGTTTAATTGAGGTCTCTAAGCTGATAGAGAAGCCCTCGGATTTGGTTTACAATGGATTGATTGCGCTTGTTCTCGATTAGGCCCAATAGATTGAGGATAACCGCAATCAATCTTCTTTTTTCAGTCATTCATCTAAACACCTCCTTTTGTATTCTTTCGATATGTAAAGATAGTAATAATTTTATTATTAACAAAATTAAATTCCTTATTTCCAATGATTTACAGCAGTATATCAAGCAGCTTCTTGGCATTGTCATACCTGTCATATCCTTTCACATTGACCCACCTGCAGCCGATTATCGGCAGAGTGGCGTAAACCTGCACCCAGTACACGGTAATCGGGATGCATCCGTCATATGTTTCTCCCTGTACTATCCTGAACCTTTTCATTGTTGATTTTCCTTGCGTCTATCAGCAGCTTCAGCATTGTGAGCGTCTTCCCGGTGTAGAGCTCATCGGGAACAGTCCTGACCACAGTCCATCCGAGCACCGCTGCCGTGTTGTACTTCTCGATATCCTTCATGAAGCCGACCGACCTCGTGTGCCGTCCTCCAGTGAATACACCTCCCTCGACCTCAAGGGCTACCTTGAAGTCGGGGAAGGCATAGTCAAACCGCCATTTCCTGACAGGGTGGAACTTCCACTCCTTCTCGCACCTCTCCCCGAGCTCCTTCCTGCACAGGAGGGTAAAGGCGTCGTTGAGCGGCTGTCTTGTGGCTTTCTTCTGAGTTCCTCTCATCGGACAATACTTTTATCGTCTTCCTGCTATTCGTTCAAAATCGTGGCGTTTCCTGCCTTTTCTGCTCATATCAGAACGGCAGGTCT